AGCAAGGACTTCTAACCTTGACGCTATGGAAGTTAACTTCTTGAGTGAGAGATGTGTATGTACTTTAGGTGCAAACAACTTCTTCTTATTCCAGAACGCATAACATAAGATGATGGAAATGGGGGAGGAAATTTCTCCTCCCCTATTTTTTTAAAACTAAAATTAAATTATATCATAATGAGTAACAAGAAAGTATTTACGTCTAAGACGTACCGATTAAAAAAAGAAGCATGCCCTCTAAACTATATGTTGGCATCGCACAATACCAGTAGGTCTCCCTTGCTATACTTCGATGAGGAAACAGGCGTTAACCGCCCTCTTCGCTATGCAAGAAACCAACAATCCCCCTTTGTAGATAAGCAGGATGGTAACGCCATCTTAGAGCCTATCGTCTTTGAAGACGGGCTTTTGTTTGTTGAAAAAGAAAATCAGGTTCTACAGCATTTCCTATATTATCATCCGTCGAGAGGACAAGTCTTCGAAGAGATAAATGATGAAAAAGACGCATCGGAAGATGTAGAGATATTAGAGATGGAGTTAGACGCACAGATCGTCGCTAAAGAGCTTTCTTTTGAAAAGCTTCTATCCGTAAGCAGGATCCTTTTAGGTGGGGCTGTAGATAGGTTAAGTAGCCCTGAGTTAAAAAGAGATATCTTATTGTTCTCAAAACATAACCCCCGTGCGTTTATGGAGGTAGTTAACGATCCTGAGTTAGAGTTTGAGGATGAGGTAAGACAGTTCTTTGACGAGAAGTTCTTAGCGTTCCGAAATAAAAACAAGGATGTGTACTATAACCTTAAGGGAAATAAAACAAAGATGTTATCTGTTCCCTTCGGAGAAGATCCATATCATATCGTAGCTTCTTTCTTGAAGACGGACGACGGAGTGGATGTCTACAAGGGCCTCGTAAAGATGCTGGGTAAGTAACCCACATCTCCTTCCCAAATTAAAAGCACTCAGAGATGGGTGTTTTTTTTTGCCTATCTTTGTCGATATTAACACATAACTTATTTTTATTATGGAAAAATTTTTAAGCATCCCTGTAACAGGTGAGGGCAATCAACTGGTCCCTGTTACGGATATAAAATATATCGAGGTAGGGAATAAAACGCACGGATCTCCCACAATTAGGGTAACATTTTTTTATGGAAGCGGGAGAGTGACTATAATTAACCACGATGCCGTGCCAGCTCTCTCAATGATTCAAAGAGACTGGTTTCAGTCACAGGTAGTATTAGCTTTAAGCACACCCTGGACACAGGCTTCATATTTAGCTATTCCGAATCCTGCATACAAGGTAACTGGAATAAATTCCGTCAACGCATAACTTATTTTTATTATGGAAAAATTTCTCAGCATACCCGTCTTGGATATAGGCGGTACCAAAGCTCACAACCAACTGGTTTCAGTTGTCGGAATCCGAAATATAGGACAGCCAGACAATACAAGCGCTACTATTAAATATGTTAATGGTGAAACAATTACCTTAACATGGCCCGCTTCACCAACTTACGCTTCTCCAATTCTTCAGGAAGAATTGCAAACAGCTGTACAGAGAGCTTTAGCTTCTGGATGGACTAACGTAGTGGAACAGTATAACCCTAAAGGATTTATTGCAAACCCAGACCCCTTACTTGCAGACGAGCCTACTAACCCTCTTGCCACTATCGCAATAACTTAATATGCTTTCAAACATGGAAAAATTTATAAACTTTAAACAACTTAATGTTGTTGAGCAAGCTACGGCTACGGCAGACGGGTCTTCAACTTTGAAACTTATAGCTTCGGGAGGCAGTTTCTTTCAGAATACTCTTGTAAATGCAATTGTATGGGACAGAACTACTGCTTCGGCTGATGGTGGACAAAAATATATTGTCACAGCTGTAGATAGTACAACTCAATTATCACTCGAAGCTTTAGGTCCAGCGGGCTCAACTCTTGGGACAGGAGTTCCAGATACAGTTGCGTGCTTTATCTACATGCCAGAGTCTACCGTTGTATACGGGTCGGAGACTGACGGGCTTCAAGATGCAGGGACTTATCAGCTAATCGACACTACAGTGAACTTTTTAAATAAGGGGGTTAAAGTAGGAGATACAGCTTATGACATCACTTCTGATGTAGTTACTGAAGTATTAGGTATAACGACTACTACCAACCCTTATGATACACTAACTGTATCGGCAGATACTTTTTTAGCAGGAGATGATTATATTGTATACAGAGCAGGTGCTGACGATCACAATGTGATAATGAGATCTGCGGATGTTGCAGATGTTTCAAATAGCTCAACTACTTCTTCTGTAAATCAAGTTTATTATGATACAACAGTTAACTCAGAGATACTTATTGATTACGTATATTCTTCTACTGTTGGATCTAACTCAGATATGAGAGCTGCGGTACAAGACGCTATCGTTGCTTCTTTACAAACGCCATGGTCAGATGTAACGTATGATTTCCCAGGGCTTTTAAACGCTGCTGATGCTGCAACAAACGCAACGTGGTTAGGTGGGAGAAATTATTTCTTTTTAAGAATACAATAACCATGCAAAAGTTTCTAACAGCAACAATAACTAATGGGGAGAAGAGGATAATTCCTATCCATAGATTTGTGTCTATACATGCTCCTACGGATGAGTCTATTAAAATAAATATATCTCAAGCTTATGGATATGATATTATAGCTATTACCCTATCTGCAGCTGATCCCTTCTGGGTGTCAGATACCATAGCAGGTATTGGAAGCATGGTGGACATCTTGCAGAAATTGGTTGTAAAGGGTTTTGCGCAAGGTAACTGGTCATCTCCATTTTTAGATATAACAGGTAGTATCCCTATTCCTTTAGAATCTGTAACAGTCTCAATATCATGATGAAGTTTTTTTACATACAATTGAATGATGGAGCATCCTCTCCCGTTCTCATATCGGCATTCTCAGTTCTGGGGATAAGAAGAGTAAGTCAATTTCAGCTTGCTATAGATGTAGTGTCATCATATAACATGGAGGATTCTATTACTCTTAACCACCTTGACGACTCTGAATCTCCTTTGAGAATGCAAAATTGGCTCGTAGAGGAGATGCGTAAGTTGTTGAGCACTCCCGCGACGGATGTGGCTCCACTGCTTATCGCTCCAATGAAGGTTACTTCATATGTTATTACATAGGGGTAAAGATATTTAAGACTATATTAGAAAAGGGTTCCAAAAAATGGGGCCCTTTTTTTTATGCTTATCTTTGTAAAAATATATTGGTATGCCTATAAATGATGTAAGAAATACGGTGTTAGCTATAGCTAATAAAAACAACTATGGATATATCTCCCCACAAGACTTTAACCTCTACGCTAAGCAGGCGCAGATGGATATGTTTGAGGACTATTTCTACCAGTACAATAATTGGATAAATAGAGAGAACCAAAGAAGTTCAGGAAGTGGATATGCAGATATTATTAAGGGTTTAGAGGAGGTAATAGATAGTTTTTCAGTAGAGGCTTTTCTTTCTTTAAGCACCAATGTAGAGGCGGGTAATAATAACTACACCCTCCCTTCTAACTACTACTTAGTAAACAAGCTCTTCCGTTACCCCACACTGCGTGTAGCGGGCACTACACCAGGCGTGGTGACTAATAACTTAGTGGACACCTCTACAGACTTCCTTACAGCGGGTGTTCAGCCTGGAGACTTGGTGATAAACACCACCGCTACAGGAGTTGCTCCATACCCTGTCACAGGGTTCGTGGGACTGCAGGGATGGGTACAGTACATAACTAACTCTGCTCCAGGGAACGCTAACGATACCCTTCGTCTCTCTTCGGATATATTTACTAACCCCGCAGGATATCCCTCGGAGGAATACGCTATATACGACGCAAAGAATATAGTCGAGGTAGAGAGGGTAAGCCAACAGAAGATCTTTAACCTCACCAGCTCTAAACTTACCGCACCTACGAGTCAGTACCCCTGCTATGTTTTAGATGGAAGTATGATCACGGTATACCCTACTGTGTGGGATGGGTATAACATCCCATATACTATAGGAGACTTTATGGGAAAATGTGACGTTAAGGCGCAGTATATAAGGTACCCTAACACCCCGAGGTGGACCTGGGTTACCTTAATGGGCGGGGAACCTGTATTCGATGC